CGATCGCAGAGTTTGTGTTGGTTGATGTTGCTGTTGTGGCAGAGTTAGCTACCTTGCCAACTGTTGAGATAGTAGCAAGCTTGGTATCTGTAATAGCAGCTGAGGCGTTTATATCCGCATTAGTGATAGCTCCATCAGCGATCTTAGCTGAGGTAACAGCGCTATCTGCAATCATTGCGGTAGATACTGTTCCAGTATCGGTAGTCTTTACTACGTTAGCAATAGTCAACCCGTGAGCCGATGTTGTGTTTTCGATATGAGTATTAGCTTCACGGAAGTCACGGCCGATAGCCATGTGACGAACCTTTGCACCAGCAGAGTGAGCAATTGCTGCAGTTCCATCGATGTTACGATTAACTGTTAATGTGTTGCTACCTGGGTTAGAGGGAGCAATTACATCGACAATTTCTTCGAGCGAGGTGTCTGGGTCGATGACAATGGTGAAAGTTTCACCTGCTGCTGGGGTGATGCTACCAAGCAAACCCGCTGCAGAGTTGACAACCATCGTTGTCTGAGAGGAGTTCATCGCTGATGTAAGCGTGGTCTCCTGAGATGTAGAGAGATATTTACGTATTGTCATTAGTACCTCGTGTAGTGGATTCGGACTGGGTATTGGCCACGCAACTTGCCTGCTTCCTCGGCAAGGCGTTGCTGGTAAAGTGCGAGCATAAATCGAGCAGCATTAGAGCCAGAGCCAAATTGAATTTTAGTATCAGCTTGGTCTGCCTCGGCAGAAGTAAATGTAAGACGGCCTGGATCGATAAAGGAGGCTAGACGATAAGAAGCCCCATAAACAATAACATCTTTAGCAGATGAAGGTAATCCAGTTACTGTTTCAAAGACATCATTATTATTAACAAGAATGCTAGGTTCTTTACTGTACGTTACCTGCACAGTCCGACCTGGGGTAATACGGTCATAAACCGAAATAGTTTGACCAGTAGCGTACGTAGCTGAATTAGCCATTTTATCGTGACGCCATTGTTTGACAGGCATCCATTCCCCGGTAGGGCCAGGAGTGTCCCAGGATACCCCTAAAACGTCGTCTATGGCCGATGGGAGGCTGTATGTCGACTGGGTGGCAGTAAGACTAAAGGTTGTTTTATCTACTCCAAAAAGCTGGGGAAAGACCGCTTTGATGCTGTCATTGATAGCCCTCTTGACAGAGAGTCTAGGGAAGGTAGGGGAGATAGTTACCTTTGTGTTAGTGGTGTGGCTGGCAGCAGTTGTGCCTTGATAGCCACGACCGTATGGAGCTGCAGTTGCTGTGCTCGACACGCGGTCATAACTATCCAGCCAGATCATTTCATCGTCGATTTCGACAACACCCTTGCCAATATTGGACACGCTACCTAGGTTTAAGATTAGAGCTGAGGAGTTGATGTCGGCAGTAAGGTGAGTGGTGCGATCTTGTCGCATCGTATAGCCATTAAGATTTAGGAGAACTTCATCTACCAAATTGGCAAGAGTTGATGTCATTAGGACGATATCCTTCTCAGAGCTTCGGGTGCAGCAAGACCATCGGTTCCTGCTAGCACATTACAAATACCTTGGATGTCAAGGAAGGTTTTGGGATCCGTGCGTCCATCTTTACGATTAAGCGCACCTTGGATGCTTTGGCCAGTTGTACCAGCCCATTCATTAGCCGCAAGGTTATCTCCCACAACGTTTAGTGGAGTTCTGTAAGTACCACCATTAGCAAGTCGATTTAGTTCAGCACTAAACGGGGAACCTGTATTTCCGACTGCCATTATCTATACCTCGCTGTCTTTCGAGCAATTGATTTAGGTTGCTTGGAGAACTGTTTACCAGACTTGGTATCACGACGCTTCTTAGCAGAAGTAGCCGCGTACTCTTTCTTGCTTAGAGACTGACGTGCCTTCTTAGGCAAGTAACGCTCTCCAGTTGCTTTAGAACCTTGAGTGCTAGGTTTACCAGATCTGGTTCCCCACTCTTCTTTAGTCCATTTAGATAAAGATTTTTGTTTGCTGGATTTGCTACCTGTGTAGCCACCACCAGCCTTCTTGTATTGTTGTGCTACAAGTTGCGCTTTACGCGCTGACCATTGTCCAGGTCTACCGCCTTTGGAACCAGCAAGAACTCGTCTTTTAATAGAGTCGCGTAGACCTGGTTTGGTGTATGACATTGTTACTTCTTGCCACCTAGTAGTCCAGGGAATAGACCCTTTGGATTCATTGGCTTAGGTGACTTAGATGTGTACTTCTTAGGAGCAGCTTTCTTAACAGCAGCCTTTTTTACAGCAGGCTTGTTAGCATAAGCGGCACGAGCAGCATCTGGAGACTTAGCTGCAGGAGCAGCCTTAGCACGAGCAGCGGCTACGCGCTTAGCACCGTACATACGATTTACACCTTGGATAAACTCAGCACGAGCACCCTTTGGGGTCTTACCTGCAACAGCAAGTGCCTTAGTCATACCCATCTTTTTAATTTTATCGATTGTTGCTTGGCTTACAGGAGTGTAAAGTCTTTCTCCCTTAGCGCCTTTGCCTCCACCTTTTGGAAGTCCTCTTTTTGGCTTGTATGCAGCACGTGCTGCGTCAGCCGTCTTATATGTTTTTGCCATTACCATTTTACCTTATCTGCCCAATATGCGGCACTCATTTTTCCCTTGGATATATTTCTACGATGACGCGCCTTGAAACTTTTGCGTTTCATCTTCATACGTTGTGACTCTCCAGCTTTAGGTTTGCCAGCTGTGCTAGCACCCTGTTCTCCAAAGCGGATTGTTCTTACTTGTTCACCCTGCTTAGCCACAACTACATGAGACTTTTTGGGGTGAGTAGGGGTACGTTTAGGTTTGTTAAAGCCTGAAACTCCTGCTCTTGCGAGCCTAGGATCTCTTTTGCTTGCCATACTCTCCGTACTTTCCTAATACTGCTCTTACGGTTCCGTTCTTATTTAGACGAACCACTTTCCCGTCCTTAATCTGGACAGAGTTAAAACCGTGATGGGTCTTATGTTGTCCAGATGACATTATTTGATTCTGCCTTTTTTGTCGTAGCGACGTCCTTGTAGGATTGCTCCGGCAAGTTGACCAAGGTCTTTCTTATTAGAAGCTGCGGCAGCATTAGCTCTAGCTTTAGCAGCAGGGCGCATTGAAGGTGGTACAGTACGTGCTTCATTCTGTGCTCCAATTGTTTTACGATAACTGCCAGCATATTGACCAACTTCTTTTTTAATATTTCCAACGTATTTGCCTACAGTGCTAGCAGCTTTTTGAATTGGATTATACCCACTGGTATCGTAAAAAGATTTACGCATTGCCATTATTTCTTTTTCGCTTTCTTCTTAACGGCTTTCTTCTTGGCCTTCATCATCATGGCCTTTTCTTCCATCTTCTCAGCCTTTGCATACATCTTGGCTGCCTTCTTACCCTTAGCTGTGTAAGGGAACTTTTTTCCGCTAACCATTGGCATTAAATTAACCCTCCTGTTGAGTCGTCCGCTTTGAACGCCTTTCCTGCTCTGTTACTTACCTCAACTGCCACTTGTATATCTTTCATACGAGTTGATGACGGTTGAATCCCTTGTGCTCTAGCATCTCTATAAGCCTGCAACTCAGCATCCCACTTCTTGGTAGACATACTGGTTCTAGTTGATGCTTCTCCTGCGTTAAGGCTTATGCCTAGGATTTTGCATCCAAAGCAACCTTCTACATCTGTAGGATGTGTACTTCTGTGTAACATATTCCCCCTATACAGTTTCTACTGTGTACCCCGCTGCTTCTAGCGATGCTTTTTCTGCAGATGAAATTTCATAACGGTGACCACCCAAGTAATACAAGTCAGCATTAGCCAAATCTTCAGCATACGGAAAACGTTCTTGACGATAGACATCATTCTCCTTGATTACAGTGATACCACGTTCCAGTTTATATCTGTAGTGCAGTACGTTGTCTCCTGCAGGTCCTTCAGATACTGTTGGTGGTGTGAAGTAGAAAGCCATAGTTCTCCTTTAATGAACTCACCACTAGGCAGGGTTTCCCCTGCCCAGCAGTCAGTTAATTAACTAAACGGTTGGACGAACAGACGATGCTGTTTCGATACGCCATAGAGATTCTGAACGGTAACGGTTCCATCCAAGTACGCCGTACCAGCCGATTGGGCGGAGACGCATTAACTTGTCTGTAACTGGACCGATAACTGTGTGTGGTTCTTCTGCAACTGCTTCTGCAAGAGCCTGTTGACCCATTACGAATGTTGAGAACACACGAACCTGGCTTGCGCCAGCTCCTGAACCAGCCTGTGAGTTTGGTAGGCGTGGTGACTCTACGAAAGCAACGCCTTCGTATGTTCCAAGCTCACCTGCGTAGATGTTTGAGGTATCTACGTACTCGTGTGGCTGACGCCATCCTGCAGTTCCTGTTTCAGCACGAAGATCGTGTGAAACCTCTGGGTGAATGTAGGAAGCGTATAGAGAACCACGGCGTGGCACAACGTTTGCTGCGCGAAGCTTTGCTACTGCGTAGCGGATATCGCGTGACTTGATTGTGTCAGAACCAGTGATGGTTGTGATTGCTGCAGAGGTAGAAAGTGATCCAGCGGATTCGCGGATTACCTGTGATCCACCATTTAGAACATCACGGACAACTGTGTCGAGTGAGTCATTCATGTTGAATGCAACAATGTTTGCAAGAGCTGGCTCTACATCAGCGAGTGAGAAGAGGTCGAGCTTGCGAGTTGAAATGATTGAGTTACCATACTCATTGAGGGTGACTGCGACTGTGCTTGTTGCAGGAATTGCAACAGCATCTGGATCAACAGTTTCTGTCAATGGTGAGGTAGCTACTGCGAGGTCATTGTAAAGTTGGAACAATACAGATGAACCTGCGTGGGATTGCTGTGCAGGCTTCTTGTCAGCTGCAGCACGGAATGACGGAACGGAACGAAGAGCGAACTCTACGAGCTTGTCATACGCCTGAGTAACAAGGTTAGCACCGACAACTGTACCCGCTTGACCTGCTGGCAAAGCAGCAGAGGTATACAAGTTAGGCATTTACCTATCCTTTTTGGTCGAAGTGGCTACGATTGTGAACCGTAGATAAGTTTTAGGATTTCATCTTCAGAGTTAGCATTGTTAATACGAAATGCTATATCTTCAGACTTGTCGGGGGATAAAGCACCACTTGTTACAGCATCTATTTGTCGCAAAGCTGCGACGTCATGCTGACTTACTTCCTGCTCTGGTTTAACTTCAAAGCCAAATACATCGGCATTGTTGTCTAACCAAGCTGCGATAGCTTCTTCCGAAGCATCCAAGTCAGATGGTACAAATGCGGCAACCTTTGGGTTTACGCCACGGGACGAAAATACGTCCTTTAAAATCCGCTCTCTTTGGGACTTGCTGAGTTCACCTAGTGAACTTTCGAGTTCCTTGTTTCTCTTTTGCTCAGACTTCAAAGCCTTACGCAGTTTCTTTACAAGGTCAGTTTCCGATTCGTATGATGGCGTAAAGTCATCATCTTCATCTTCGTCATCCCAGTAGTTATCGCGGTTGTTGCTCATAGCAACTCTCCCTTTCTAGTAGTTGGCGCACGCCTCAATATCTACAGGGGAATAGATATTGGCTCGTACTATCGGTCTAATACACCGCATGGGGCCGATAGATCCATGTCGGGATTCTGTTAGAGTAGGCCTATCGCTGTAGAGCGAAGGGCTGTTGTTCCTATTCCAGACTGTCCTCTAAACGCCTGGATTTCCTGTTCTTTAAGTCTCTTACGACGTTCCGATGCTGTTCCAAGGAACTGCTCGGACTGAAGTTCTTGTTGTACTTTAGCAGCATCAACTGCACCGCCTGTTAGATTACGCTCATAGATACCAGATAACTTCTCAGTAGGTCTGAGTTGTTCTGATATATTCTCGTATCCTTCGCCTGCTAGCTGAGTAATCTGTGCCTCACTATAACCAAGTTGTGTGAGACGAGCAGCTTGCTGTCTAGCAAATTCTGTATCTAGTTTGATACCTGTAGCTTCAGATGCTCTACGGACTGCTTCAGTAGCGAATGCACCAGCAGTACGACGATCTTCAAGAGCTTTAGTACCTACATTTGGGTCTAGGTAAAATGCTGTTAGGTCCGAAGAAGCATCTATGTATTTAAGTTCCATAAGAGCTTTAACATAGAAAGGATCAGCATTGATAGAACGTAGACGAGCAGCATTAGCACGCTCATCAAGTTCGGCAACAGACACATCATTCTGCATGTATTTTGTTATTGAGTCGTCATTTTTGAATGCAGTTTTAGCTGTATCGCTAGTGACATACTTATCAATAACTCTTCTGTAACCTAGAACAAGACCTACAAGTTCACCTGGTTTTTTACGAGTAGTAAGCTTCTCATTGAACTTACCAAAGTCTTTGTAGAATGGTGAATCAACTATTTCTCCAGCCTTAGACTGATATGTAGGTAAATATAAATACTGATCTACTACATTTTCAAGTTCGTTAGGAGTTCCAGCAAATTTACCATCTTTAAGAATAGTTCTAAAATAATTAACGCTATTATCTACAGTAGATTCAGGTAAACCTGCAGCCAGAAGTTTAGCTTTTAAGATTAACCATTGAGTTGCAAATTTATCTACTTCTGGTTCAGGCTCAGGTTCAGGTTCTGGTTCTGGTTCTGAAGCAGGAGGAGGAGTTGATCCACCATCGTCAAAGTTTGGACCACTATCCCCATAAATAGTACCACCATCATCTTTACCGTCACTGTCTTTACCATCACTATCGCCATCTTTACCTTTACCGTCATCGTCTTTACCGTCACCGTCTTTATCATCGACTTTAGGTAGCTCTATTTTCGGTAGCTCTATTTTTGGAGGATTTTTTGTGGGATCGTCGGCATCGTCAGGAATTTCTTGAGGAGTTCCTTTGTCAAGGCCTGAACCAGCAGCAATACCACCAAGAGCAGGAAAGACTCCGTATGGTGGTCTAAGATTAGGTGGAAGATCATCTATCTTTCCAACAATTTTACTTGGTGTCTTAGGTCCATCGCCATCAGCCGCCTTAGCTGTTTTAGTAGGCGTCTTAGACGTCTTAGGAGCTGCAGGCTTAGGTTTTTCAGCAACTTTAGTTGGAGCTTTGGTTGTAGTAGACTTAGGTAGATTGCTAGGACCAGGAGCTTCTTCTGCTTTAGGAGCAGCTTTAGGAGCAGTTTTAGGCGTAGTTGTGATAGGTTTAGGAGCTTCTGCTTTTGCCTCAGTTACTTTAGTTTTTACAGCTTTTTCAACTTGAGCAACAGGACTGTTTTTGGCTGTTGAAGCGCCAAGATCTACAGCTTTGTCAAGATTCTTTTCTACTGTCTTAGCAAGGGTTTCTATCTTCTTGATATCAGAAACAGTAATATTTGGCTTAGCAAGAATCGCATCAATTTTCTTTTCAGCTTCTTTAGCAGCTGTTACTGCTTTGTTAGCTTCTAACGCTTTTGGTAGGTCTTTGACAACTTTAACTACTGTCTCAACAACTTTCTTTTTAGCCATTAATTAGCCTAACTTTCGTTCGATAATATCGCCAATACCA